CCGTTACATGGCAAAGTAGCGGTCGTATTAGATTGCGCGCGCGTGGTGCGGCGGCTTGGGCTTTCTCTCCGGGGATTTTGTTCTGCCGTCCGTGTCTTGCTTCGTGGCACTCCCTTGATGGTTGCTTATCTTGGGATGTCGCTGGGGCCCGCGCTGTTGCCCTTCCTGATCCGCCTACGTGAGGGCGGTCGGGACGATCAAGTGGAGTTTCCGGACATGGGTCATCCGGCAACGATTCACGGTGTGGTGGAGTCGTCCATCACGGAGGTTTCGGCCTTCAGACTCCGACGTAGGATGAGATGGGTTTGTCGATTGCAAGACAGACTCGGGGGTGGGACCGGGCTGGTGGCTCGGTTCGTGAGAGGGCGGTGGACACCAGACCTCCCCTCTCGCGAATCGGACCCAGTTGTCGATTTCGCCTCAAGTTTCGTCCGCGACGGAGTAAGGGTACTTGGAGGAGGTACCTGTCCCAGTGTGAAGGAGGATGCTCAGGCGCAGTTTTATCTGCATGTGAGGTTGAATGATGGTTCAGATTTGACCATCTTCCCTGAGCTGGTGGCAATGTTGCAGGTCTACGCTGGGTTCCGACCCAGGGTGCCTGCCACGTTGGAGTCACTGAAGCACCGCGCCATCTCCTGGTGTCGCGACTCCGGTCTAACCTGGCCGGATGCTTCGGTTGGCTTTCATGGCAGTGTGGCCATGGGTTTCGCGGTTAGTCCCGCGGAGGCCATCGCTCGCACTGTTGTGGACTCCGTCCTCGTCACCACGAGAGTTTAGGACAAGGCCGTCGTTTGTGAGGGGCATTGCTGTGGGGATCTCGATCTTCCTATCCGCGATGGTGCCTTCCTGAATGTCGCAGGCGACGTGCCTTGTTCTAGCTCTCGTAGGGTCATGCAAACGGCACTGATAACGGCATTGCCTGGTACTTGGGTACCCGCCGTCCATTCAGTGTGTCACCACAATGAGATCGCCGCCCTTTTGAAGCGATCTCTCGGGCCCACTCCCTACGCGGCCCTGGATGCTCGCGGACCTGTGCTCGATGGCTTCAGTGTCATCCGCAGGGCTGCATCCAGGTTTGGCGCGCCAAGCTGGGGCCTGTTGGAGACTGCGCAAGCTTACAAGGGGTCAATGCGCAGGAGATACCTTGAGGCACACAGGTCGATGATGGAAGACGGTCCGCTAACTGCTAAGGACTGGCTTCTTAAGGCTTTTGTGAAGGCGGAGAAAGTTGAGGGCTGGAAACTCGCGAAACCTAGGATGATCTTCCCCAGATCGCCTAGGTACAATCTAGCACTCGCTTCTCGGCTGAAGCCCTTTGAGCACTGGCTTTGGAGTAATCTAAAGACAAGGGCGTTCTCTGGTGTCGGAAACTCCAGGGTGGTGGCCAAGGGCCTTAACCAGGTCGAGAGAGCCAATCTCATTCGACGCAAGATGCGCGAAGTGGGGGAGGCGGTGGTTTTTGAGGTGGATGGTGCCGCCTTCGAGGCGCACGTTGACGTTTGGCAGTTGGTTGAAGAACACGCTGTCTATGGAGCTGCCTTCCCCGGTGACGGGGATCTCTTGAAGCTCTTAGGCAAACAACTGCAAAACAAGGGTGTCACCCAATGTGGTGTGAAGTTTGGGCGAGATGGCGGTAGAGCAAGTGGCGATGTCAACACGGGGATGGGTAACTCCATCGTCATGTTGGCCGTTGTTGCCGGTACCATGGGTTCCTTCGGCGGGGTTCGCTGGGACACGTTGGTCGACGGTGACAATGCTTTGCTGTTTGTGGAACCCGCTGCCGCTTCCCGCGTGCACGCAAACTTCGCAGCCGTTGCCCTTCGGAACTCTGGCCATGAGATGGTTTTAGAGCGTCCGGTCACTTGCGTTGAGGAGGTGAGGTTTGGGCGCTCGGCCCCCATTCAGACAGCAAGGGGTTGGAAGATGGTTTGTGATTGGACGCGCGTTCTCAGCTGCAGGGCGTCCTCTCATCAGCATCTTCACGAACCCAAGTTCGCCCGCGAATTTCTCCACGGTGTTTCACTGTGTGAGTCTGTGTTGTCCGATGGGGTGCCCGTTCTGTGGGCCTATGCGAACCATCTCCGGGAACTTACCGCTCTCACTTCTGCACCCAGGCTCGAGCACCTGGGTGAGTTTGAGATGAAGGGCGTGGATCTCTCGCGGTTGGGGTCTTGGGCCGGCGAGCCTGATTCGATATCCCGACAGTCGTTTCACAGGGCATTTGGTGTATGTCCTGCGGAACAACTGGAGCTGGAGGCTAGGGTGCGGGAGGCCAAGGTTTGTTATCTTGGCTCTGATCCCGTCCAGTCTTCTCAGTGGTACGGATATCCTTTCGAGTGAGCTGGCCTGTCGTTTGCTCTGCATGGCGCCGCTGGCGCTTGTCGAGGTGACGGTCGTGGTCCCGGAGGGGACATTGCCTTCTTGGCACTTGGTGTTCGGTGGAGAAAGTCCAGCAGCCTACCTCACGGTGGTATTAGTGCGATAGGAC